CTACCCTGCCAGACACCGGCACCGCACGACCATCTCGTGCCGCCAGCCGCCGTCCTTCGCAAAACCGAAGCGCGTCCGCACCACGCGCGCGCCGACGATCCGCCACGCGCCCGCATCGCCGCGCAGTGCCGGCACCAGCGCCTCGATCCGCCCTGCCGCTTCGTCCCCGGCCGCGGCGCCGACGCCCGCGAGCACCAGCACCAGCCGCACCTCGCGCCCCGCGACGTCCTTGGTCCCCCAGTCGTTCCCTTCGGCGCCGCCGACGCTGGCATGGGGCGCGCTCGCACGCGCGGGCACGCCGTCGAATATCCCGTGCACCAGCCCCGCCAGCACCGCGTCGCCGTTCAGCACCGCCAGCGCCCGCGCGCGCACCGCCGCCTCGGCGCTGCTCATCGCGCCGCGCTCAGCGACAACCGCCGCCAAGGTTGCCACAGCGCCGCGACGATCGCCGGCGGCGCCTGCCCCGGCGCGTCGCGCGCTTCGTGCAGATGCTGGATCATCCGCGCCAGTCCCTGGCGGATCGCCTCGGGAACCGCGTTCGCCTCGTCGGCCAGTCCGGCGCGATAGGTCACGCGAATGCGCGCCGCATCGCCCGGCGCGTCGATGGACAGTCGCGCCGCACCGTCGCGGTCGACCGCATGCTGCCAGTCGTCGCCGGTCAGCGCGACCAGCGTCTCGCCGGTCATGCCCGTCACCGTCTCGATCACGACCACCGGCCGCCGCGCCAGCGAAACCCACCCCGGCGCGGCAGGAAACTCCTCGGTCACGCGCCGCGCGATCAGCATCTGCCCGGTAAAGGCTTCGCACAGCTCGACCGCGGCGCGGATCAGCCCCGCGACCACCGCATCGTCCTGCCCCGCCCCCAGCCGCAACCACGCCTTCGCCTCGGCGACGCCGACCGGCGGCGTGCCCTTCTCGATCCCGACGATCATCAGCGTTCCTCCACCCGCAGCACGATCGACCGTTCGTCGATCTGCCCGTCGCTCAGCGTCACCCGGTTGGTGACGCGATAAACATCGCCCGCGACGCCCCCCGCCAGCGTCGCCGCGCAGCGCAGCAGGTCGCGGCTTTCCGCCACGACCGTCACCCCGCCCGCGACCGCAGGCACCACCGTCCAGCCGCTCGCGACGATCACCGGTCCGCCCGGATAGGCATCGCTCCAGTCGAACGCATAATCGACCCGCGCCCCGGGGTCCTTGATCACCAGGCTCATGACTTTTCTCCCGCCCCCAAATGATCCTCCCTGTCGCGCAGCGATCGGGAGGGGGACCGCCGCGAAGCGGTGGCGGAGGGGCCGCGACGTCGCACTGCCGCCGGACGCCACCGGTCCCTCGGTCAACGGCTTCACCGCCGCCATCCCCCTTCGTCCTGCGATCACGGGAAGGACCGGCCGACCTCACGCCAGCCGTCCGTCCTTTCGCACCCGCACCGCACGCTCGCTCGCCTGTGTTCCCGCCTGCCGCCTGCGTCCTTCGCCGCGCGCGGCGTCGGGGCGTGGCCCCGGCCATTCGCTCGCAAGGTCGCGCGGACCGGCATCGGCGATCGCGCGCGCCGCCAGCGCCGCGCCGATCATGCCGCGGTCTCCGTCCCGGCGAGCGCCGCGATCAGGAACAGCGCCAGCTGGTCGCTGCGCACCCCGAACCGGTCGTGCCAGGCCCCTGCCTCGTCCTGCCAGCGGTCGAAACAGAGAAAGGCGTAAGGCGTCCGGCCCGGCTGTCCGTCGCCGTCGACCGGATCGACCAGCCCTTCGTCGGCCATGATCGCCCACGCCGCCTGCGCGCGCACCCCGAAATGGCGGCGCGCCGCATCGCCCTTCGCCGCGATGGCGTCGTCCCAGCGGTAAAAGCCCAGCGCGCCGGCGATGCGCCGCGCCGCGCGACCTTCGGCGGCGCTCATCGCGCCCTGCCACTGCTTGGCGCGCGCATCGGATGTCTGGATCGTCCCCGTCGCCGCATAGACGGCGGTCCAGCGAAAGCTCGTCAATCCCAGCGCCTGCTGGTTGTCGGCGCCGGGACGAAAGCGCCCGCTCGAATCGAGGATCGCCCAGCGGTCGAGCAGCGCCGCGTTCGACACGCCGAAGCGCAGGTCGGTCTGCCCGCCGTGCGCCGCCGGCATTGCCGCGGCGATCTGCGCGCGCACCCCGGCGCCCGCGACCGATCCGTCGGCGCTGCGAAAATTGAGCGCGCCGAACACCGCATTGGCGGTCCAGCCCGCGCCGCCCGCCTGCGTGTCGGCGATCTCGATCGTCACCGGCGCGCTGCCGTCGGTCGCCGCGCTCGCGCGGACCACCAGCCGCTGCGCGGGCGCCTCGTCGCCGACGCCCAGATTGCCTGCACAGGAAAAGCCGCCGCCGCCGCGCTGGTGGACCAGCGCGCTCGCCGGCACATTCACCCAGCCGCCCGCGCGCCGCAGCGTCAGGCTGTCCGCCGCCTCGACCGCGCCCGCCGCGGCGTGCCCCGTCGACAGCGGCTGCTTGCCCGCGATCGCGGTCTCGTGCGCGGCGATCGCCGCCGCCTGCCCCGCGACCGTCGCGCCCAGCGCGGCCAGCTCTGCGGCATTCGCGCTTGTCCCGCTCCCCGCCGCGGCTACCGCCGCCTCGTTCGCCGCGAACCAGCCCGCGCCGACGGTCAGCGCGACGGTCTTGAGCCCCGCCGCGAACGCCACCGCCGCGCCGCCGTTCGACGACGCCGCGACGACGTCGCGCCGCAACCGCCCCCCGGCATCGATCGCCCCGGTTCCGACCTCCCATTCGCCGGCGTGTGTCACGCCCGCGATGCTGTAGTGAAAGCTGGCGTCCGCCGGCACCGCGGCGGCAAAGCTGCGATGCCCCGGCAGCGCGCCGTCGAGCGCCAGCGGCCCCGCCCCGGTCGCGACGCATCGCTCGCGCACCAGGTCGGCAAAAAACAGGCTCGGCATGGCCGCGGCCTCCTTTGGTTCTTGAAGCTTTGGATTTGTTGAAGAAGCGTCGGCGCGGCGTAAGCGCCCGGCCCGTCCCCGAAAGGGAAGGGAGCCGGGCCGGGCGCCCCCTCGCGCACCAGCCTAGCTGGCGGCGAATTTCATCAGCTTGATCGCGTTCGAATCGATGATCGCGCCGCCGACCCGCTTGGTTGCATAAAAATGCACGAAAGGCTTGTTGCTGAACGGGTCGCGCAGGATGCGCGTCTCGCCGCGGTCGGCGACCAGATATCCAGCGCGGAAATTGCCGAAGGCGATCGACAGGCTGTCGGCGGCGATCGCGGGCATGTCTTCGGCCTCGACCACCGGATAGCCGAGCAGGCTCGCCGCCTGTCCCTCAACCAGCCCCGGCTGCCAGATGAAGGCGCCGTCCGACGTCTTGAACTTGCGGATGCGCGCCAGCGTGTCGCTGTTCATCACCCAGCATGCGCCCTGCCGGTACGGCGCGCGCAGGCTGTGGACCAGATCGACCAGCCGGTCCTGCGGGCTCGCCGCCGCGAACGCCCCCGCCGCGCCGCTCGCGACATATTGCAGCTCGCCGAAATCGCGCACGCCGTCCGCCTCGTTGGTCGCGACATAAGACAGGAAGCCCCTCGGCCGGTTCGTCCCGTTCCCGCCGACGAAGGCCGCGCCCTCGGCGACCGCGAATTCGCGCGCGATCTCGTCGGCCAGCCAGGCCTCGACATCGAACATCGCATCGTCGAGCATCGCCTGGCTCGCCGCCGGATTGGCATAAAGCTCGCCCGACGGCGGCGCGATCTCGGCAAAGCCGCGCGTCGCCGTTTCGGGGCGCGCCGCGGTCTCGCCGACCCAGCCCGCCGCGGTCGCCCCCGTCGCGACCAGCTTGCGATAGCCGCTCGTTCCCGTCTGCACGACGCTCGCGATGCGGCGGATCGGCGACAGCGATTTGAGCGTCGCCGCGATGCTGCCGTCGATCTCGCGCGGCACCGCATAGCCGCCCTCGGCGCCGCTCGCGCCCGACAGGCTCTTCATCTCGACGAGTCCGACGAGATTGGCATCGATCCCGCGCCGCAGATAGCGTTCGACGAACGCATCGCGCGCGGGATCGGCCGCCTTTGCCCCGTCGAGCGGCAATCGTGCCGTCGCCACCGCCTGCGCGTCGACCTGGCGCTTCAGCGCCGCGACCGACGCCCTGAGTTCGTCGACCGCCTCCGCCGCCAGCACCGCGTCGAACGCCCCGTCGAGCGCATCGGCCTTCACTTCCGTTTCCATCTCCATGCCCGTCACTCCTTCTGAAAACCGGTATCCTCCCCGTGGCGAAGCCATGGGGAGGGGGACCGCCGCGAAGCGGTGGTGGAGGGGCCGCAGCCTTGCGCCAGCCGCCCCTCCGTCAGCCCTGCGGGCTGCCATCTCCCCACGCCTCCGGCGCAGGGAGGATCGCCTCACGCTCCACCGCAATCACCCGCGCCAGCGCCTGCATCGGCGCCGCCACCAAACTCACTTCGATCAGGTCAAGCGCCAGCAGCTCGCGCGGCCGCGCCCCGCGCGCCGCCGTCACCCGATATCCGAACGACAATCCGGTCAGCGCACCGCGCGCGACCAGCGCCGCCGCGGTCGGATGCGTCACAAGCGCGACGACGCGCAGCCCGTGGCCATCCTCGCGCAGCGCTTCGATCGCGCCGATCACCGCGCCCGGGCGATGCTGCCACAGCAAGGGCACCGCGCCGCCGCGCGCCAAGCTCGCGGCAAACGCCCCCGCGCGCACGACATCGCCGCCGCGATCGACGCGGTCGAACACCGCCGCATAGCCCGCGAACCGGACGCACCCTTCGCCTTCAGGGGCGGGGGCGGCGCCGGGGGCGGAGCGCATCGCGCAGCCCGTCATCGCAGCAGCCCCGGCAGGCCCAGCTTCACCGCCAGCCCCACGATCAGCAGCGCCAGCATGCCGCGCACCGCCCAGTCGACCGCCGCCTTCCACGCGCTTTTCTTGGCGTCGCGCCACGCGCCGAGCAGCTGGCGAAGGTCGCCGATGTCGCCATGCGCCGCCGCGTCGGCCAGCCCCAGCCGTGCCAGCGCGCGCCGCGCGCCGAGCTCGCTTGCCTCCTCGATCAGCGCGCGCAGGATCGCCGCGTCGGCTACGCCCGCGGCATCGCTGCCCGCCAGCGCGACCAGCCGCGCCAGCGCTTCGTCCTCGTCCATGTCGCTTGCCTCCGTTCAGCCGACGCCCAGCAGCGTCTTCTTCTCGTCCGCGGTCAGCCAGTCGGCCGCCGACACTTCGCGCCACAGCGCCATCCGGTCCTCGGCCAGCGCCGGCACCCGGTCGAGGTCGACGCGCAGCTCGGCTCCGTCGAACCACCCGCGCAGCCCCTGCGCGATCGTCCCCAATATCTTGGCGCACAGGGGCAGCACCGTCAGCCGCCACAGGGCGCGATTGGCCTCGCGGTAATTGGCATAGGTCGCGTCGCCGGGTAGCCCGAGCAGCATCGGCGGCACCCCGAACGCCATCGCGATCTCGCGCGCACTGCTGTCCTTCAGCGCCAGAAAATCCATCTCGGCGGGCGTCAGCGACAGCGCCTGCCACCGGAGCCCGCCCTCGAGCAGCAACGGCCGCCCCGCATTCGCGCCGCCCGCAAAGCTCTCCGCCAGTTCCGCGCGCAGCCGGTCGACCTGTTCGGCCGACAAAGGCATGCCCTTGTCGCCCGGATCGTGCACCAGCGCCCCCGACGGCCGCGCCGCATTGCCCAGCAACGCCGCATTCCACTTCGCCGCGGCATTGTGCGCCGCAATCGCGCCTGCCGCGGCGCCCAGGCACCCCGCGCCATAATGATCGTCGAGCGGATGCAGCGCCTTCACATGCACCACCGCCACGCGCCCCGCGCCATCTTCGGCGGGCAGCACCGCCGCCGAACCGCCCGCCTTGTAGCGATAGGCCATCGGCCAGCCGCGCGCATCGGCCTCGACCGTCACCCGCTCGGGGCGCAGCGCAAACAGCTCGGCCGGCGCCCCCGCGCCATCGGCCAAAATCTGCACATAGCCATTGCCGTGGAGCAGCAATTGCGATGCCAAAGTCTCGACCAGCCCCTGCCCGCCCGACGTCGCCGATACCAGCGCGAGCAACGCCGGATCGCTCGCCACCACCGGTGCCGCCCCCGCCGCCTCGGCGACCAGCCGCACCGCCCGCTGGACGATGGCGTTCGACAGATACCCCTCGCGCACCTGCGCCTCCCACGACAGCGGCGCGGGCGCGCTCCAGCTCCCATAGACACGCGACAAAGCGGGCCGCGCAGCACCCTGCGCGGCCTTGCGGCCAAACCAGTTCATGATGATCTCCCTATACTGCGCGACCCCGCCGCCCGGCGTTTCTTCCCTCCCGCCTGCGGGAGGGGAGAAACGCCCATCATCCATAAGGCCGGCTACACCCGCCGCACCCCCGGCTCCTTCACCCCCGCCAGTCCCCGCTGCAATTCCGCCAGCGCCCACACGCACGCGTCGGCGCGGTCGGGCGACGGGCGCGGCCCGGCATAGCCGCCGCCGGTCTGCAATCCGCACAATTCATCCTCCAGCGCCGCAAAGACGCCCGCATGCACCACCTCGCCGCGTTCATAGGCGAGCGCGACCGGCTCCGCCCTTCGCGCCTTGCCGACGCTCGCATGCACCGGCACCACCGGCAGCGTGCAGTCCGCCTGGCGCAGCGTCTGGAACACCATCTCGCCCCCCATATTGCTCTCGGCGACCACCCGGTCGGCGCCCCAGCGCGCCGCCGCCGCGGCGACCGCCTGCGCCCACACGCCCGGCGTCGGCCGTTCGACGCTCGCGTCCTCGACCACCGCCAGCCGGCGGTCGCGCAGCAGCGCCGCGACGACGATCCCGCACGCATCGCCATGGCTCGTCGCCGGCGGGTCGACCCCGATGACCACGCGCACCGGCTTGCCGATGCCGTCCGCCGCGACGCGGCACTGCTCGATCAGCGCGCGCGTCCACAGCGCGCCCTCGGCATCTTCGAGCAGTTCGCCGCCCAGTTCCTGCCGCCCCAGCCGCGTGCCGCCGTAACTCGCCAGCATCGCCGCGACGAAATGGCCCGGCAGGTGCGGATTGTCGCGCGTGCGCCCGAATGTTTCGACCAGCCCCGTCGCGGCCTTGACGCGGCGCATCACCGCATTGGTCTGCGGCGTCGTCGTCACCAGCACGCGCGGACGGTCGCCCTCCCGCATACCCAGCATCAGATTGTCCCACGCCGCGACCCCGCGCGGCCATTTGGCCAGCTCGTCGCACCAGGCGGCATGATGTCCGGGACCGCGCAGCGCATCGCCCGCCTCGGCCGAATAGAGCGTCGCGAGCGCGCCGCTCGCAAAGCGCAGTTCGCGCCGCGCCGGGGTCCAGCACAGGTCGCCGCGCTCATGGTCGCGCGCCGCCGCGATCAGCCCGCTCGGCCCCTCGATCATCACCTTCCGCCCGTCGGCGATCGTCGCCGCGACCAGCGCGATCCGCGCCTCGGGCATGCCGCGCGCGATCTCGCTCACCCATTCGGCGCCCGCGCGCGTCTTGCCGAACCCGCGCCCCGCCTGGATCAGCCAGATGCGCCAGTCGCCCGGCGGTTCGCGCTGCCCGTCGTGCTGCTGCCCGTACCAGCGCTCGACCAGTTCGCGCCGCTGCGCCGCGGTCAGCGTCCGCAGCACCCACGCGCGCTCGCGCTCCTCCAGCCCGCCCAGCTGCGCAAAGACGATCTCGGACCAGGCGCTCAGCCGCCCCGGCGTCCAGCGCCCGACGGTCGCGGCCCCCGGCGCCCGCCATCGTTTCTTCACGCATCGCCCCCCGGTGCGGGCAGCGCCACCGCACTGCCGTCGCGGTGACGCAGCGCGCGCCGGCGCTTCACCATGCGGATGCGCGCGATCAGGATCGCGTCGACCTCCTGCTGCGTCGCGACCTGCCGCGCCGACGACCGCGCGCGGTGCGCGGTGCCGCCCGCGACGCTCGCGCGATGCTGGCGCAGCACCGCGCTCGCCTCGGCGACCGTCATCTGGACCACCGGCTCGCGCGCCGCGTCCGCCGCGTCGGCGGTCAGCCCCTCGATCGCCTCGATCGCGCGGCGGAGCAGCGCCATTTCGAGCCGCTCGTACCCCAGCGTCAGCGCCGCCTGCCATTGTTCGGCGAACCGCGGGTCGCGCTGGCGCAGGCGATACACGCCGCCCGACCCCATCCCCGCCGCGGCAAGCGCGCGCCCGACGTTGCAGCTCGCCGCCAGCTCTTCCAGGAACAGGCGCCGCCGCCCCAGCGTCCAGCCGTTGGCGCGCGGCTTGCGCCGCTGCAGGGGGCCGACGGGGCCCGTTCCGATCTCGTCCCGCTCCTCGTCCAT